TTGTTTTTGCCGCCTCAATCTTTGTTTTCATATAAATATGAGTATAGACTCTCTCTGTGAAAGTCTGCGCTGCCTTATGACCAACAATCTCCTTGATGACAGATGGATTGACATTGTGGACTGTCATTTGTGTGATGCAGGTGTGTCTTGCCTCGTGAGTGGTGTGTTGCATTCCCAAGGTCTTGAGGACATTTGCCTGCAGTTTTCTATACCAATTGTCTGCAAGCCTGCCGCCCTTGTCGGCGGTGATTACCCACTTTGATGGAGACTTTTTGACAAAGTATTCAAAGAAAGGCACAATCACATCAGCAATTGGCACAAGCCGGATGCCTGCATCTGTCTTGCTCTTGATGACCTCGAAATACTGCTCATCGAGGTGCAGGTCTTTCTTTTCAAGATAGAGCAATTCATTGCATCTGACTCCTGTATAGATGTATATGAGAATCAGCTTGACAATCTCATCATCTGTATGTTGCCATAAGATATCAATCTCCTCATCAGAGTATGGTACTTTTTCATTTTGAGTGCTTTTTGGTGAGCCAACGGTCAGCATTGTTGACTTATTTTGAGTGACAATCTCCTGCAACATACAGTATTGATACAATTTGCTTGCAAGGTGTTTCATATCTCTATTGGAAGTATATCCGCTTGTATTTCTATCAATGCAGTCTTGCAGGTCGGCAATCTTTATTGTTGTGAATGTCTTGTTGTGGAGCAATGTGTATTTGTTGTATGCTGCCTTGTAGCATTTCTTTGCACTCTCTGACAGTTTATCCCATTCAGCAGTCTCAATCCATTGCTTATATACATCTGTAAAGGTCAATTTTCTGCTTGCTACATCATAAGGCTCCCGGTTGAAATCTGCAAGGGCAGCCACAGCTGCAGACTGAGTCTCAAAATATCCCAACACCGCTCTGATGGGGTTGCCGTTCTCATCCTTGCCTGTTGTGATTCTAACCATAAAAGGCTTACGCCTTGAGCCTTTCAATTTTGTAATAGAGCCATATCCGTTTGGCAATTTCATATGCATCACCTCTCAACTGTACTTTGAAAAATAGAGGCAATAATTCAAAGTATGCTTATAAAAGGGTATAAAAATACCCTGCTTGCAATTTGCAGCAGAGTTTGATACAATACTATTGCTTAGGTAGAGTGTACCATCACTCTGCTTTCCCTTGTAGCCTTTGGCGAGGCTGCAGGGGATTTTTTTATTTTACAATGGACTGATTGTATTTGTACTCAATATATTTGAGATTCGATTCATTCAGCCTATTGCTATATGACATCATAGTATCATAGAACTTTTGATATTGATTGTTCTTTCCTTTGTCGGTTTTGAGTGTCTCTGCATAAGACCATACAGAATTGAAATACCTCACAATGAATTGATATATAACCTCTTGCTCATTGTTCATCATTTCTCTGATAGCTTGAGTTGGAGACACAGTCAGACTGACATATGGCTCAATGCTCTGCAAGTCCAATCCTGTCTGCTTTAGTAAATCCAATCTTGAAAAGAATACATCTGGCTTTGTTGTGGTGTCAAGGATAGGCAGAGTCTCTTGGATTATCCTAATATCATTTTCTGCCTGCATCATATATGGATTGGGTGCAGCGCCTGATGATTTCTTTTGAGCAGGCTTTTTGCTTGCCTTGCTGCCTGAATTTATTATATCAGATACGCCAATAGTGGTCTGATGATATATCTTGTTTTTTATGGCTTGCTCAGGATTCTTGACAAATCCCATTCCCTTTTTGCCGTAAAGAGGATTGACAGCACTCTTGGCTTTCCTTTTCAGCTTGCCTGTGGTCTTTGCCTTGATAGATTTCTTTATATTAGGCTTTCTAAATCCGAATTTCATAGTTTACTCCTCATCCAAATCTCTTACTAATACCTTTGGTATTCCTAAAATGTGGATTTTCTCTACGTCCTCTCCCTTGATATGTTCAGGAGGGTAAAGAGGGTTGATAGGTACAAGGTCAACAGCATTCTTTTTCTGCTCAACCTTTTTGATTGTGCCGAATTCATCATCATATATCACAATAGCAACTTGACCGTTATAATCAGTTGCGGTCTGCCTGAGTACAAGCACCTTGTCTCCCTCAACATACATAGGATACATTGAGTCGCCTTTAACTCTCAACACAAAAAACTCCTCAGGCTTTCTGCCTTTCAGATAAGAGCGAGGCACTTTGATTTTATCTCCTGTCCACTCCTCAACTGCAACTTTATCAAAGCCTGCAGCAACCTCAGCAATAACCGGGAATTCAATATCATCCTCTGATATAGTGGGAGTATAGAGAGAATTTTCAATATCCTCCCATCCCAATATATAAGCAGCTGTTGTGTGCAATGCCTTTGCAAGTAATTCAATACGAGTGAGAGGGATTTTCTCAGTCTCTCCTGTGGCATATCTTTGCAAAGCAGATTTTGGAATACCCGTCTCTTTGGAGAGTTCACCATATGAAATATTATTATTACTAATCAGTTTTAACAATCTATTAGATATTTCACTCATTATAATCACCTCGCAAATATACAATAACATATGTGTCCCAAAAATGCAAGCCAAAAAATGAAAAAATCAAAAAATCGTCCCAAAAATGCTTGACAATGATTTGATGATATGTTATGATGAACTCGTCCCAAAAATGAAACGATAAGGAGGTGAGAGGGATGGTTGATACAATTCGCTTAAAGGGATTGATTGTTAGTGCCGGATTCAGTCAGAGGACATTTGCAAAATATATTGGGATGAATAAAGATACTTTCAACCTTAAAATCAACAATAAGAGTGATTTCAAGACAGGTGAGATTGAGAAAATATGCGAGGCTCTCCATATTGTCAAGGCATCTGATAAGGTTGATATTTTTTTGTGCAAAGCGTCCCAAAAATGCAACACTTAACAAAAAGAAAAGCCGCCTGAGGCAACAGGCGACTGCAAGCAGATATTTGCATATCAATACAAGCAATTTGATTATAGCAAATATCTCCAAGTAAATCAAGAGGAGTGATATTTCAAATGACAGGATATGAGAACACTGAAACATTGAAAGTCACAGAGGCGGCAGCGCTGATGCACAAAAATCCCTGCTTTATCCGTCAAGGTCTGATTGACAAGAGATTCGGCTTTGGCTCGGCAGTATATCAAAATGGCAGGTGGAATTTTTACATAAACCGTCAAAAGTTTTTTGAGGAAACGGGCATCAGACCTGTCAGCGAAAATTGAGAGGAGTTCATTATGAGCAGACACACACAGTATGACGATAGAGCAGGGATATTGCTTGGTCAGATTATAGCAACCTGCTATGAAATCAGCACACAGACAAAGGCTGATGCTTTTTTCTGCTATTCACCACACGTCAATGGTATCAGAATATCCATTCATCCGAATGGATGGAGACTTGACGATGACTATGAAAATGGAGGAGTTTTCGACATTACATATCCTGAAAAGAGTAGCAGTTGTTCTATTTATTTTTGCAAGGATAGAGATGGTGATAACTATGGCATCAAGCCATTACAAAGCGTTTATCGCCAACTTGAAAAACTCAAAAAGCAGTATATGGAGGAAACCGAAAATGAAAAAGGTTAATTTCAGAAATATTGCAAGCACCATCTTCGATATGCTTGGCGTTCTCTTTTGGATGCTTGGTCTTTGTGCGACATCAGAGAGTGACAGTATGGCGTTTGCGCTTGTCAATTTAGGTCTTTTGACGATTGGCAGCATCTTTATCATCTTGTCACTCAAAATCAATCCTGAGAGGGCAAAAAAGTTCTTGTATGATCCTGAGGAGGACAAGCCTCACATTGAGGAGCATAATTATTCCCCTGACTTTGAGGCTCTCTATAAGCAGATTATCCTCCGGCGAGTCGATGAGCTGATTCAACCGGGAGAGGTGTAAAAATGAGTAAAAGATGCAATGGTAAAGGGTGCAATGGAGCCTTGGATTGTGACAACTGCAGACAGACAAATGGCTGCAATGTGCAGGTCTTTTGTGATATCTGCGGTAAGGAAATCTATGAGGACTATTATGACATAGATGGAGATGATGTCTGTGAGGAGTGCCTCAATAATAATTACAAAAGGAGTGTTGATTTCTAATGGCATTAAAAGATTTTAAGACCTTGAGGGGTTTGGATATCAGTAAACACACCAAAAAGAGAGATGGCGCTGATTATCTCCCTTGGGCAAGTTGTATTGATTTGCTCCACGAAAACGGAGCAGAAAAGGTGTTTTTTGAGCCTTTGACAAATGACAAGGGCAGTTCACTGTTTATGAGTGAAAAGGTGTTTACAGACAAGAACGGCATCACCAACAGCTGCTATGAGGTGGCTGTCAAAATCACAATTGATGATGATGAGTTTATTTCAAGAGAGCCTGTAATGAATGGGTCAAATCCTGTCAAGGATAATTCCCTCACTCAGCAGAGGGTGGGTAATGCACAAAAGAGAGCGTTTGTCAAGGGTGTTGCAATCCATACAGGCTTAGGTTTTGGATTGTGGAGCAAGGATATATCTGATATTGAGGATGATTCGGATGATTTGTCAAAGCATTCATTGAAAGCAATCCGGGAAAGAGTGCTTGAAAAAGTGACAGCGCTGATGAAAGCCGGATATACAGATGAGGAAATTGCAGACAATTTCAATCATAGCACTGTTGAGGAAATGAGGGCAATAATGTCCTACTTCGCAACATTACAGAAATATGAAAAATCCCTCAATGAACTCCTGAGCAAGCAGAAAAAATGATTGCAAGCAAAGACAGGAGTGGGTGGTTTGGTGCATCTGACGTCAACTATATCATAGGCAATTATGCAACAAAGTCATTTGAGAAATTTTGGCTTGAAAAGATTGCATTGAGCCATAGTGATTATACAAATGATGCGATGCTTGCCGGAACTCACTATGAACACAAAATCCTTGACTTTATCAAGGCTCCTGAAAAGGACAAGCAAATCAAAATCCCTGAATTGCTGCTCAGAGTCAATCTTGATGGTAATTCAGAAACAACTATCTTTGAGGTCAAAACATATCGCTATGATAAAGGCTTTAAAGTGCCAATTAAATACAAAAGGCAAGTGTGGGCGCAACTCTATGCCTCACAACTAAAAAAGGCATATATCGTAGCCTATGGCTTGATAGATAATGATTATAAAAATTTTTTCAATGATATTGATGCAGAGCGACTCTCATATTTTGAGATTGAGCCTAATGATGAGTGGATTGAGACAACATTCATCCCTTGCATCAAGTATCTTGTTGACTGTTATCACAAAGGTATTTTTCCCACTAATGAAGGTAGAGATTTATGGACAAGTTCAAATGCAACATAACAAATCTATCAAGAGACTTTGCCTCCGGAAAGGCACTCATCACACTCGCTGCTGATGCAAGCCTTTTGCCTGTCCTTGAGGAGCAACTGAATATTGACCTTGACTGCAAATTCACAAAGCACTCTGACGGCAAGAGGCGCAGCGCAAATGCCAATGCATATATGTGGGTGCTGCTCACCAAGATGGCAGAAAAACTGCAAGAGGAGGACTCCCACATCACCAAGGATTCTATCTATGTTCAGTACATAAGAGACTATGGCATATCTGTGGAGTATGAGATACAAAATGAGGCTGTCAATGCAATGGTGTCAACTTGGAGCAATTATGGCTTAGGTTGGTTTGCAGAGATAGTTGATGAGCATCAGGGATTTTCTCTTGTGCGTTTTTACTATGGCTCATCCTGTTATAGCAGAAAGAGGATGCAAAGGCTTATTGATGCAATTGTTATGGACTGCAAGGAAATGAACATCCAAACAAAGACACCTGATGAGATAGCAGAATTATTGGCAAGATGGGGTGAGAACAAATGACCATTGAGGAACTTGCCAAGGAGTATGAGCAGCAGTATGAAACGCTCAAAGCAAAGATGGATGCCCTTGCTCCACTGCTCAGGATATATCAAGGTAAAGACCTGTATATGCTGAGAAAGAAAATCAAAATTTATTATGATATGGCAGAGGAGTGCAGGCACACAGCTGACATCTTGAAAGGATATTATGATGAGTAAATCCATAATGCAACAGGATGACAATGTCTGCTTTCTTTGTGGAGGTTATTGCCCTACTGAATGGCATCATATCTTTGGCGGTGCATATCGCAATAAAAGTGAGCATTATGGTCTCAAAGTTCGATTACACCACAATTGCCACAATGAGCCGCCGGATGGCGCTCACCACAATAAAAAGACAATGCTGCAACTGCACCAAGCCGGGCAGAGAGCAGCAATGGAAAAATACGGATGGACTATTCCCAAATTTATTGAGGAATTTGGTCGCAATTATTTATAACAAAGGAGATTTATTATGACAGCTTTATTATCTATTATCGTTTTCACTCTTATCGTTCTTATCATTCTTGCAGGCATCGGTGTTTTCAATCTCAGATGTATCTGCAATTACTGTGACTTTATCCACTGTGACCAATATCGCAGTCAGGGTACTCTCGGCAGCATCAATGCCACTGTGAGTCAGATTCTCATCAATCAGGCAGGCATTGAGGAGGATGTTATCAAAATCAGAGATGGTGTTGATGACATCTGCACCTGTCAGAAAGAGGCGGCAATCAAACTTGAATCAGCTGAGGAGAGGCTTTCAAACCTTGAGGATGAGGTCGATGAGTTACCATTTCCAATTGAGGACATTATTGATGAAATTAAAAATGCAGAAAAGCCTGCTTTCATCTATGACGAGAACACCACTGCTGATGAAATCAGAGAGGCTTATGCCAAGGAGCAGGTTGCCATTGAGTGTGCAAACAAAGAGGAATGGGTTGAATCAATTGCAACGGTAAGTGAGTGGTCAGAGGTAACGACAAGAGACAAAAAGAGACCGATTGATGTTGATGAAATTGTCAACAGATATGGTGATGGTGATGATTTCCATTGCCTCCAATCTGCTCCGCTCCTCCTCTGTGCAATCACCAATGAGAAGCCGGGTGCATTCTTTGTGTGTGGAACTTCGGCTGACTCCAACTGTGCAGAATGTCGTACAGTTATCCCTTGGGGTGACATCAGAGAATTATTCATCAGCTCTCCAACAGAGACAACAGAGCAAACTGCAACTGAAATCCCTGAGGAAATCTCAACAGTTGAGGATGCAGAGAGATATCTTGACGAGCAGAAAGCAGCAGAAACATCTGAGAAAGCATCTGAGGACATCCCGGCGGCTCCTGTTGAGTCTAACACAGAGAATAAGGGTGAGGCTGATGCTTAATGTTGTTGCCCTTATGGGCAGATTGACCTATGAGCCGGAGTTGAGGTCTACTCCCTCCGGCAAGAGTGTCATCAACTTTCAGTTAGCCTGTGACCGCAACTATCAGGCGCAAGGGCAAGAGAGACAGGCAGACTTTATTGACATGCAAGCTTGGGGAAAGACGGCAGAATTTATTGACCGTTATTTCCACAAAGGCTCAATGATTGCAGTTGAGGGCAGCATTGAGACAAACAACTACACAGACAAGAATGGCAACAACAGAAAGGCTGTCACTGTGGTTGTTGTCAATGCCTCATTCTGTGGCTCAAAACAAGATGACAAGCCTAATCTTGATGTACCTGATGAGCCGGAGCAGCAATCATACAACAATGCTCCTCCATCATATAGCAATGATGATTTTGAGGAGATAATTGATGACGATGATGACCTACCTTTCTAAAGGAGTGATACTGTGGCTGAGAATAAAAAATATTATTGGCTGAAACTCCATAAGGACTTTTTCAAAAGGCACGAAATCAGAATCATTGAGGATATGCCGAATGGCAAAGATTACATACTCTTTTATCTCAAATTGCTTGTGGAAAGCATCTCTCACAATGGCAATCTCCGATTCAGTGACACCATACCATACAATGAGCAGATGCTTGCCACAATCACTAATACCAATGTGGACATTGTCAAGGCTGCAATGCAAATCTTTCTTGAGCTGAATATGATTGAGGTGCTTGATGATGCCACAATCTATATGCTTGAGACAGAGAATCTGATTGGCAGTGAGACTGCTGCTGCAGAAAGAAAAAGGAAAAGCAGGCTCAATCAGTCTTTACTTTTGGCAGAGTGTGACAATGTCACGCCAATGTCACAAGAATGTCACACAGAGATAAGAGATAAGAGTAAAGAGAATAGAGATAAGAGTAATAAAGATATATATTGTGCTGTTATCTCTTATTTGAACGAAAAAACAGGCTCCAAATTCAAGTGGCAAAGCAAGGACTCTCAAAAGCATATCAATGCAAGAGTCACAGAGGGATACACCCTTGATGATTTCAAAAAAGTCATTGATATCAAGTGTGCTGAGTGGCTCGGTGATGCAAGGATGTGCAAATACCTGAGACCCTCCACTCTATTTGGAACTAAATTTGAGGCGTATCTCAATCAAAGAGATACATCAAGCAACGGAGACTATCAATACTAATGGGATATTTTGATGAAATAATGTTCAAGGCAGCGCAAAGAGCCTCACTGCGTTTTGGCATATTCAATGAGGGTGACTATTATGAGCCTTTTGAGAATTATGAGATTTTGCATTGTGGCAAGTGTGGTGCCAAGAAAGAATGGATAATGTTCAGATCCACATACACTATTGAGGAAATCAATGAGATGATGGAGGACTATGCAAGGCAATATCCTGAACTCTCCTATGATGAGGTACACAAGGCAGTATATAGTCAGATGCCTCCAAAACACAAGCGGATTGATTATGGCAAGGTCGGAGTGCCTTGCAAGTGTCAGCAGGCTGTGATTGATGGCACTGCCAAGAGTGAAAGGGATGCAAAGCGGATAGCAAAAATCAAAGAGAATAAATATGATTGCTTTCCGGCAGCTGCTCTCCATCAGGATAACTTTGCAAAGTGGGGAAATGGCAACAAGCATCTCCAAGCAGCGCAAAAATATTGCAGAAAATTCAATGAGATGTATGAGAGTGGCAGAGGTCTGATTCTCTGTGGCAGAGCCGGAGCAGGCAAGTCTATTGCCTCAATCTGTCTTGCCAATGATTTACTTGATAGAGGCTTCACCGTCAGATACAAGGTGCAGCCGGAGATTGTCTATGAGGATATTGAATACAGAAATGCGATGCTCAAGGATATCATCAATGCCAATGTGCTGATTATTGATGATGTCAACCTCTCTGAACTATCCGGCAACGGTAGAGAGATGCTATTCTATGTGCTTGAGTCGAGAATCAAGGCAAAGAGACCAACAATCATCACAAGCAACATCACAAAAGAGGGCATCCGACATCCGTCAAATGCCAATGACAAGAGAATCTGTCAGAGGTTAGGTGATGAGCAATATTTCTATATCGTAGAGGATAGTTCTCACAATTACAGAGAAAAGGACTAACTTATGGACTATATAGATTTTATTGCATCAAAGCAAACCAAGGCTGTTGATGCAGGCTATAACATTGAGTTATCTGATATCAATAAAAATTGCTTTGAGTGGCAAAAACTCCTCGTCAAGTGGTCATTGATGAAAGGCAGATGTGCCAATTTCCAAGAGTGTGGACTCGGCAAGACAATTCAGCAATTGTGCTTTGCCGATGAGACAAGAAAGCACACAGGAGAGCCGTCAATCATCCTTGCTCCGCTTGCTGTTGCAAATCAGACCAAGCGACAAGGTGAGGCATTCGGCATTGAGGTCAATATCTGTGAGAGTCAAAAGGATGTGACAAGAGATGCAGTCAATATCACCAACTATGAAAAACTGCATAATTTTGATTGCTCAACCTTTGGCTCTGTGGCTCTTGATGAGAGTTCAATCCTCAAAAACAACATAGGCAAGATAAGGACTCAGCTGATTGATGATTTCAAGAATACTCCATATAAGAGTTGCTATTCTGCAACTCCCTCACCTAATGACTTTATGGAGTTAGGCAATCACTCTGAATTTTTAGGAGTGATGAGTTATTTTGAAATGCTTGCAACTTTCTTTGTCCACGATGGTGGAGACACATCAAAGTGGAGGCTCAAGGGTCACGCTGAGGATGCCTTTTGGGATTGGATTGCCTCTTGGGCGTGTGTTGTGCCTAATCCCTCAATTTTGGGATTTGCGGATGAAAGATACAATCTCCCACCTCTCAATGTGCATCAGGTAACTGTCAAATCAGAAATGCAAGACGATACCGGGCAGATGCTCCTCTTTCCGTCTGTAACACAGACACTGCAAGAGAGAGCAAAAGCAAGAAAGGACAGCCTTGAGGACAGAGTCAAAAAGGCTTGTGAGATTGCCAATGGCAATGATGAGCAATATCTTGTGTGGTGTGACTACAATGCAGAGTCAACAATGCTTGCCAAGAATATCAGAGGTGCTGTGGAGGTCACAGGCTCTGACAGTGATGAAAAGAAAATCAATGCAATGCTTGGCTTTGCAAGTGGTGATGTCAGAGTGCTTGTATCAAAGCCATCAATCTGTGGCTATGGTATGAATTGGCAGAACTGCAGCAATGAGATATTTGTTGGTCTTTCAGACTCTTTTGAGAAATACTATCAGGCAATCCGCAGGTGTTGGCGATTCGGTCAGGACAAGCCTGTGAATGCCTATATTGTAGTGAGTGAGGCGGAGGGTGCAGTCAAGGATAATATCGAGCGCAAGCAGAGACAGGCTCAGCAGTTTATGAGCATTTTGGCAAATCGCACAAAGGACACTCTCCTTGCTGAACTCAACAGGACAAGCAAAATCACTACATCATACATACCAACAGAAAGGATGGAGTTGCCAAGTTGGATAGTGTAATCAAGCAATATGTGGATGACAAGATGGCACTGTATAACGGTGACAGCGCTGAGGTATTAAAGGGCATACCTGATAACTCAATCCACTTTCAGATATATTCGCCGCCCTTTGCATCCTTGTATGTCTATTCAAACAGTGAGAGAGACCTTGGGAATTGCAAGACTCTCAGTGAGTTCTATCATCAGTTTGAATACATAGTCAAGGAATTATACAGATGCCTGATGCCCGGCAGACTGATGGCTGTCCACTGTATGAATCTGCCTACAACAAAGGGCAGAGATGGATTCATCGGCATTCAGGATTTCAGAGGGGATTTGATAAAACTCTTTGAGAGTGTGGGATTTCATTATCATAGTGAGGTCTGCATTTGGAAAGACCCTGTAGTGCAGATGCAGAGGACAAAGGCTCTTGGACTGCTGCACAAGCAAATCAAAAAGGACAGTTCAATGAGCAGACAGGGATTGCCGGAGTATCTTGTCATTATGAGAAAGCCGGGAGACAATCCTGAGCCAATCTCTCATACAAATGAGACTTTCCCTGTATCAGAGTGGCAGAAATATGCCTCTCCTGTATGGATGGACATCAATCCATCTGATACCCTGCAGAGTAAATCTTGCAGAGAGGAAAAGGATGAAAAACATATCTGCCCTTTGCAACTCTCTGTGATTCGCAGAGCAATAGACCTGTGGAGCAATCCCGGAGAGACCGTTCTCACTCCGTTTATGGGCATCGGCTCTGAGGCTTATGTTGCCCTTGAAAGAGAGAGAAAGGCAATAGGTATTGAATTAAAGAGCAGTTGGTTTGAGCAGGCAGTGAGGAACTGCAAAGAGGTCACTAACCGCTCAACGCAAATCACATTTGATTAAGGAGGCAGTATGAAAGAGATGAAAGCAGAGTATTTCTTTCCCTTGCTCCTCATCGCATTAGATGTGGGTGCCGCCTCAGTTTACTTTTTCAGTGGTGATTATAAAAAAGCAATATATTGGATTGCGACAGCAGTCCTCAATGTATGTGTAACTTTTTAGGAGGTTGCTATGAATAAAGACTTTGTAATGAACATTACACAGGAGAGAATTGTGAGTATCTTGCATCAGGCAGATGACTTTGTCACTGCAAGAGAGTTCAAACGTAGAATCGGCATCACTCCTCGTCAGCTGAGGCTTGAGGTTGCAGAGTTAAGGACTCAGGGATTGATTATTGACTCCGGCAACTATGGATATAAAATTGCCAAGACACAGAAAGAGGCGGAGAGGTGCATTGCAAGACTCAGAGCGCAGGCTTATTCCATCCTTGATGTGACTGATGCAATGAACAAAAATAAGTCAGCATTGCCTGTTGAGGAGGCTTGCTGATGAATAGCAGACAAAAAGGAGCAGCCGGAGAGCGAGAACTCGCAAAGGTTCTCCGCTCATACGGATTTGAAACAAGGCGAGGACAGCAATATTGTGGATCCAACGGTGATGCCGATGTGGTCGGCTTGCCGGGAGTCCACATTGAGTGCAAGAGGGTTGAGCGCCTCAATCTTGAGGATGCTATGGCTCAATCAAGAGCAGATGCAAGACCGGGAGAGATTCCTGTTGTAATGCACAGAAAGAACAATTGCAAGTGGCTTGTTACCCTCAGCATTGATGACTTTATGACTTTATACAAGGAGACAGACTATGACAGGAAATGAATATCAGGCTATGGCTATGAGAACAAATGACAATGGCTGCAGTGAAAGATTAAACAATTTTATCAATTCAGAGGGCAGTGAATCTGACTTTGAAAAGGATATCAAGGTCGGAGACCTCATCAATGGTGTGCTTGGTCTCTGTGGTGAGACAGGTGAGGTCAGTGAGCATATCAAAAAGGCTGTATTTCACGGTCACGGACTCAACAAGGAGCAGATTTCAAAAGAGTTGGGAGATGTGATGTGGTATGTGGCAATGTGTTGCCACGCTCTCAACATTTCCCTTGATGATGTGATGAAAGGCAACATTGACAAGCTGAGAAAGAGATATCCTGACGGATTCTCAACTGATGCCTCAATTCACAGAGAGGAGTATTTGAAAAATGACTGATGGAAAAATGCTCGGCATCCTTGATAACCTCAAAGACCAATACAAAAGAGAGGCAAAGGATAGAGAGGACAAAGAGATTTTATTCGCTCTTGAGATGGCAACTGAATTGCTTACAAGAGGCATTGACCTTGCATCAGAAAATGAGCAGTTAAAGGCAAAACTTGATGATTCATACGCCAAGTGCAATGCAATGGCAGCAGAGTCTGTGAAATACAAGGATGCAGCCACTGATGAGGCAAGGTGCAGTGCCAATTTAAAAGCAGAAGTGAGAATTCTCAAAGAGTGCATTACTCTGATTTGCAGGGAGGTATGCAGATGAGCAATCAGCTGATGTTTGACGGCTTTTCTCAAAGCATCAAATCAACTGATTGGAAATGGACAATGTCACAAAAGGATTACCCACAAGAAAAGCGTCAAATAAGGGTATTCTCTTGCTTTTCTTGTGGGGGGGTAGCACTATGGGCTACAAATTAGCAGGGTGTGAGGTCATCGGCAATTGTGAGATAGACAAGCAGATGAATGAGGTGTATGTGAAAAATCATCATCCCAAATTCAATTACTGTATGGATATCAGAGATTTCAACAATCTGCCGGATGATGAACTGCCTGAGGAGTTATTCAATCTTGATATACTTGATGGCTCTCCTCCCTGCACTACATTTTCAATGGCAGGTGACAGAGAGGACACTTGGGGTAAAAAGAAAAAATTTAGAGAGGGTCAGGCAGAGCAGACTCTTGACGATTTATCCTTTGTGTTTATTGAGACCGTCAGAAAATTAAAGCCTAAATGCGTCATTATGGAGAATGTTGAGGGATTGCTGCTTGGTGCAGCTTGGACTTATGTGCAGCGTATCTATAAGGAATTTATGGATGCCGGATATCAAATCAATCATTATCTTTGTAAAGGTGAGCAGATGGGAGTGCCTCAAAATAGGCATAGGGCATTTTTTATTGCTTTCCGTTCAGATGTTCAGTTCGATTTTTACCAATTGAATATGTGCTTTGATTATGAGCCTATCCTTTATGGAGATATAAAAGAGGGCATTGGTGCAGAGTTGGTAAAAGATACTCAACAATACAGAATGCTTTGCCAAGCAGAGCATTGTGACCACTCAATAGGTGATGTGCTTGAGAGAACAGGTCACAAAAAAAGATGCTTTAATGACAAAATAGTATGGGAGGATGAGGTGTGTTGCACCATTTCCGGAAAATGCAATATTATGAGAGGCACTGATAAGACCAAAATCAGCAAAGAGGATATCATCCACGCTCAGACCTTTCCTGAGGACTATGATTTCAATGGCTGCAATGTCGGATATATCTGTGGTATGTCAGTCCCTCCTGTGATGATTAAACGCATTGTAAACAGGCTTATTGATACAGGAGTATTTGACAATGAATAAATATTATGTTGCCAATGTGAGTGGTGGCAAAGATAGTGTTGCAATGTTCTTGATGTTGTATGCTTGGAAAAGACAGATTGATGAGGTTGTGTTCTTTGATACCGGGTGGGAGTTTGATTCCATTTATGAAAATATGAAACATATTGAGCATATGTGTGACTTAAAAGGCATCAAATTCACAAGATTATATCCGTCTCAGTCATTTGAGCATTTTGCTTTTGAGCATATCCACAAAAACAGAAAAGGGCAAATAGTTAAAGGTTATTCTTGGTGTGGTGGTATGTGTAGGTGGGGTACTACCTTTAAGACCTCCACAATAAAAAAACATTTTCAACAGCCTGAATATGAGGACAAGGAAATATTCCACTACATAGGACTTGCTGCTGATGAGCAAAATAGGATTGCCAAGAACACAGACCCTCACAAAATCTATCCACTTGCAGAGTTGAATGTGACCGAAAAAGAGGCACTTGAAATCTGCAAACTGAATAGATATAGATTTGAGGAGGATGGCGTTTACCTTTATGACATCCTTGACAGAGTATCTTGTTGGTGCTGTGGTAATAAGAATCTTAAAGAGTTGAAAAATTACTATAAGTATCTGCCAAGGTATTGGGAAATGCTCAAGGAATATCAAGCAAGGACAGACAGACCATTCAGGAGAGATGGCAAGACAATATTTGACCTTGAGGAAAGATTCAAAAAGGAGATAACTGATGAAAGCATACAATAGAAAAAAAGGCACTCTGACGGTGGCGCAGAGACAAGTTCTCAAGCAGTGTGTTGTTGAGGAATTTGCCAAGCACAAGGCTGCCTATGAGAAAAAATGCAATGACAGGATATTCTTTCTGCATTACCTTGCTCTTGCAATGGTGCTTGATGAGGAACTCGGCTTTGGTGAAAAGCGCAGAGCCAAAATTCTCAATGCCTGTATGGCGAAAGTGGCAGAGATTGGAGAGTATCTGACAAGCAATACATTCATTGAGGGTGATGAGGGAGAGAAACAATATGATGTTGAGTTCAATCTCCAAAGGCTTGAGGAATTTGCTAAAGAGTACAATATCGCTTGGGATGAGAGTATCTTTGTTGATGTAGAGGAGGAGATGACACAATGACCAATGGAGATTGTATTGAATTAGTGCCAAGGAAATGCATCAATGGTAAAACAAGATGCTTTGAATTGACAGGGATATATTGTAAGCATTTCAAATTTTCAAGAGACTTAATGGAGTGTGGTTGTTGTTTGGATGGCAAAAAGTATGTTGAATGTAAATATCGCAAATCAAATCCAAGACAGTGTGAGCATTTCATAGATAAGGATGAGGAGGCGATTACCAATGGCTGATTTCAGATGTTGGAATGAGGATTGTATTCACAATGATAACAGCAATCACTGTACTTGTAATGCACTTGTCATCAATATTGGCGATGATTATCACTATGGTTGTGATGAGTATTTGTCATATATGAATACAATAGAGTATCAGACTCCATACTATAAAGCCTGTGAAGACAGTACCACAGGAGAGCCTGTCAAGGTCTTATCAAGAGGCAAAAAAATTATGATTAAAGATGAAGTGTTCTATACCGAGATAAAGGACATTGAGCGCAATAGTGATTGTTATGTTACTCACGGCAGGACAGGCTATTGTGGAGAGTATCAAAGAATCATTGACAGATGGGATTTGATTGAGCTGAGCCTTAATAAGTTGCCGGATGTCACCTCATATCCTGATGGACTCATCTATGATGGCAAATGCTACAAGAAAGAGGGATGTAATGGCAAAGATGACATTTAAGAGGCTTTACAACTACAATACCATAGTTGAGCAGATTGACTTTATTGAAAGCAAGGAAATGCCTGAGCAGCTCAAAGGCATTGATTACTCAAAGCCATCAGTTCAGAGCAATACAATCTCAAAGCCTGCTGAGGATGCCGCAATTGAGTGTGTCACCATTGAGCAAGAGTATCAGAGGCTCTGCAAGGAAAAGGCAGAACTTGATGCCTTTATCTATGACATTGAGGATGAGTTCACAAGGGCAATTGCAATACAGAGATTTATATATGAGCAGTCATATCCTGATATTGCTCGGTCTTTGCTGAGCAACAGGAATAAGGTCTCAAAGACACTCAAAAAATACATAAAAAATAGTGCAGAGTGATGCAGGTTGTTGCATTGACTTGTAAAAAGCCTATTTGTTATAATAGAATTGTATGAGTGCAGATGTGAGGAACATTCCTCATTGCACAGGCATCTGCGCTTTGCAACTGTGGGTGTCTTTATGAGTAACTCATAATAAACATCTCCTCAAAGTGCTTGCAGATGACTCTGACCGCCGTCTGCAGGTGCTATTTTTTATACAGAGGATTAGCCAAGAGGTAAAGGCAACGGACTTTGACTCCGTTATTATCTGTTCAAGTCAGATATCCTCTGCCATTTTATCCTCCTTCCTATAGTGGCATCTGCCTTGCCGGGCAATGCCACACATATGCTGATGTAACTCAATTGGTAGAGGGATTGCCTTGTAAGCAATAGGCTGTGAGTTCAAGTCTCACCATCAGCTCCACATATACCGCCGTAGCTTAATCGGTGAAAGCTCTGAGGTACCATAACAACTGTACAGGAGATGAGAGTTCAAATCTCTCCGGCGGCTCCAAATCCCATTAGTATGCAGCATCTCTCTATGAGCCTATATGCTCTGTGAGGGGTGCTGCAAGTATTTTTATTGAAAGGAATGTGATTGTATTGCCTAATGAGAATAGACTCTCTGTAAAGCAAGAGGCTTTTTGTATGCATTATGCCAAGACAGGCAATGCAACAGAATCCTATATTGCTGCAGGCTATAAAGCAAAAGATAATAATGTTGCAAGAGCAAACGCAGCAAGATTGATAGCAAATGATAACATCAAAAAAAGATTGCAAGAATTGGCTCAAGAGGTCAAAAATGACAAGATTGCCGATGTTCAGGAAATCCAAGAATACCTCACCTCAGTGATGAGGAGAGAGAAAATGGAGAATGCAGTTGTTACAATATCAACAAAGACCTCATTCTATAAGCCTGACGATGAGGGCAAGATGAGGAAATACACAGAGGAGACTGAAATCCCTCAGCTTGTTGAATATCCCACAAAGATATCAGATGCCAACAAGGCTGCAGAGACTCTTGCCAAGATGCAAGGCGCATTTGATAACAAGTTAAAGGTAGAGATGACAGTGCCTGTGTTTGAGGGGGAGGATGACATTGAGGATTGATATATTAGGTGTTGAGTACACTCTTGAGGAGAGAAATGAGCAAGAGGATGACCGCCTTATCGGTAAAGATGGATATTGTGACAATTCCTCCAAAGAGTGTATTGTTGATAAGATGGAGAGGTCTGACAGAGATACTCTCAAAAATATTGACATATACAAGCGCTCGGTCAAAAGGCACGAACTAATCCACGCCTTTTTGCACGAATCAGGACTTGATGTCTGCTGCCCTTGGGCAAATGAGGAAATGGTTGACTTCCTTGCCATCCAATTCCCAAAACTGCTCAAGATATTCAAGGATGCTGATTGTCTGTGAGCATAAAGCGAAAAAAATACAATATATCCAAACTTGTTGGCAAAGGCTATGGCAAGTTTTGGAAATTCAAGGGCAGATACAGAGTTGTAAAAGGCAGCCGACGGAGCAAGAAATCAAAGACAATGGCACTGTGGTCTATTTACAATCTGATGAAATACAAAGACTCAAATCTGCTTGTTGTCCGTAAAACATATAGGACACTCAAAGATAGTTGTTTTACAGAGTTAAAGTGGGCAATCCGGCGCTTAGGCGTTGAGCATTTATGGAATGTCAAAGAGAGTCCACTTGAAATGACATACATCCCTACCGGGCAAAAGATATATTTCAGGGGTCTTGATGACCCTCTCAAGATAACATCAATCTCTGTTGAGATTGGTGTTCTTTGTTGGATGTGGATTGAGGAGGCTTATGAGATTACCAATGAGGATGACTTTGACACCTTGGCAGAGTCAATGCTTGGTGATTGTCCTCCCGGTCTATTCAAACAGATTACATTGACATTCAATCCTTGGAGTGAAAAGACTTGGATAAAAAAGAGATTTTTTGACTGTCCTCCAAGTGACAATGTCCTTGCAATGACCACAACATATGAATGCAATGAATGGCTCTCACTTGAGGACTTGGAAATCTTTGAGGAAATGAAAGAGAACAATCCTCGCAGATACAGAGTAGCAGGTCTTGGTGAGTGGGGTATTGTTGACGGTCTTGTATATGAGAATTGGGTTGAGAGGAATTTTGACATCCATCAACTCATTAAGGATAGAGAGAAAATCAAATCAGCCTTTGGTCTTGACTTTGGCTATACCAATGACCCATCAGCCTTTTTCTGTGGGATGATTGACCAAGAGGCAAAAGAGATATATGTCTTTGATGAGTTCTATAAAAGAGGAATGCAGAATGAGGACATATATTCAGAGATTTGCAAAATGGGATATAGGAAAGAGAGAATCACAGGCGATTCAGGAGAGCCAAAGAGTATTGACAGGCTCAAGATTTTAGGCTTGCCGAATATCGAGGGTGCAAGAAAGGGCAAAGACAGTGTAATGAATGGCATTGACTTTATCCAAGGCTATACAATCATAGTCCATCCTCAGTGTGTGAATTTCATCACAGAGATATCCAATTATGTGTGGGCAAAGGATAAATTTGGAAAGACACTCAATCAGCCTATTGATGATTTCAATCACCTGATGGATGCTATGCGCTATGCACTAGAGAGACACATCATTGCTGATGATTGGCTTATTTAAGGAGTGATTTATTTGCTTTCAGAGGCAGAAATCAAAAAGTTAATAACCGATGACCACTCATCCACAAAGAAAAGGCTTGCCCGGTTAGGTCAGCGGTATTATGAGGGCAAGCACGATATTCTCAGTTATAAGATGTTTTACTACAACAAGGATGGCAATCTTGTTGAAGATAATGTCAGGAGCAATATCAAGATTTGTCATCCATTTTTCACTGAATTGGTTGACCAATGTGTGCAATATATGTTGTCGGGCAAGAAGCCGATGGTCAAGTCTGAGGATGCTGAGTTGCAGAATCACCTCAACCTCCGATTTGGTGATGCATTCAAGACAGAACTGAGTGACACACTCACAGATGTCTGCACAGGTGGATTTGGCTATATGTATGCATATAAGAATGCCAAGGATATAACAACATTCACCTATGCCGATGCTCAAGGCGTTGTTGAGGTCAGAGAGAAAGAGACTGATGACAGAACTGCATACACAATCTATTGGTATGTTGACAGATATGACAAGTCAAAGAATACCCTCATCAAGCGCATTCAGGTGTGGGATGACAAGAATGTGTATTATTATATGCAACAGAATGATGGCGAGATTCAGCCGGATAACAATGAGCCTATCAATCCAAGACCTCATATTGTTTACTCAATTGACGGTGAGGAGGGCAGATTCGGTGACAGTCTCGGCTATATTCCGTTTTTCCGCATTGACAGTAACAGAAAGCAGACAAGCCATCTTGCACCAATTAAGGCAATCATTGATGACTATGACCTTATGGCTTGTGGTCTCTCAAATAACCTCCAAGACATCTCTGATTCACTCTATGTGGTCAAGGGATTCAAAGGTGATAATCTTGATGAGCTGATTCACAATGTCAAACAAAAAAAGGTCATTGGCGTTGGCGCTGATGGTGATGTTGATGTCAAGACGGTCAATCTGCCATATGATGCAAGAGTCAAAAAGTTGGAGATTGACAAAGAGGATATATATCACTTCGGTATGGGATTCAATCCCAATCAGGTTGGTGATGGCAACATCACAAACATTGTCATCCAATCCCGGTATGCTCTTTTGGAGTTAAAGTGCAATAAACTGCAGCCAAGAGTCAAGGCTATGCTTGAGCAGTTAGTTCAAATTGCCATTGATGAAATCAATGCACAGAATGGCACTGACTACACAATGGAGGATGTTGAGTTCGATTTCACAAGAGAGACAATGACCAATGCTTCTGATAATGCTGCCATTGAAAAGACCAAGGCAGAGACTCAGCAGATACTCCTCAACACAATCCTCAATGCCGCCTCTCACCTTGATGATGAGACCATCATCATTGCTATCTGTGAGGTGCTTGAGTTGGATTATGAGGAAATCAAAGACCGATTACCAAAAGAGCCTCAAACAAACCTTAATGTAGCAAGTAACGCTCTGACGGAGGAGCCTGAGGATGAGCCTCTTGAGGAGTGATGTGATTGAAAAGGCGAGAAAAAGAGGTATTTCAGGCAACTCTTGATGATGAGAGAGCGCTGTTATCTCAAATTGAGCAGAATTACATAAATGCTCTTGCGGATATCAAGAAAAAGATAAAAAAACTGCAAGAGAGAGGTGACACTCAGTCAATTGCCTATCAAATTCAATTCCAAGAGCAAATGGAGGAGCAAATTAACAGATATCTTGACATTTTAGAGTCAGAGAATGTTGACAGCATCCGCAAATACCTTGAGAAATGCTATGAGACAGGATTCATTGGCAATCTGTATCAATTACAGGACTGTGATGTCAATGTTGTGGCTCCAATCAATCAAAGAACGGTTATCCGGGCAACAAGGATGACTGCCGATGGTGTGAAATTGTCCAAAAAGATAAAGGGCAACACTGAACTCCTCAAAAAGCAAGTAGTTCAAGAGATGCAGAGAGGCTTTTCAACCTCAATGCCTTATCTTGACATTGCAAGAAATATATCTGACAGAGGAGAGTCAGACCTCAATAGAGCAATGCGAATTGCAAGGACAGAGGGCAACAGGATATACAATGAGGCTGCTCTTGATTCTGCTCAGGCAGCAGTCAAAGCCGGAGTGGACACTGTCAAGCAATGGGTTGCAATCCTTGATGGTAGGACAAGAGAATCACATCAGAAGGTTGATGGTGAGTGGGTTGAACTCAATGACAAATTCTCAAATGGACTCTTTTTGCCGGGAGACAAGAATGCACCTGCAGCTGAGATTGTCAATTGCAGATGCAAGGCTGTTTTTGTACCTCGATGGGAGGTTGACAGCAAGGCTCCAAGGCTTAGAATGGACAACATTGAGAAAAAGGTCATTGAGGCTGACAATTTCCAAGATTGGAGACAAAAATACTACTCCGCTATTGATAATTTGCGGAAAGATGTTATAATAGATAATAAGACCTATTCCTATATAAACGATTCACAATGGCAACGGTTGATGAATCTGTGCAGGAAAAATGAGAGTGCAGATGAACACAGGCAGATATGGAGGCATCAGTCTCAAAAACAGAAAGCCGGATATGTTCAGACAAACAACTCATTTGAAATCAATGCAGCACTGAGAGCCGGAGACACAAGCACATTAAAGCCTGATGACCTTGTCACAATCAGGACTCTCAATGATGTCATTGACAGGACACAGATGAAAGATTGCATCATTGCTGACAGATATTGTGATGAGGGATTCTTGGATGCGGTCTTTGGTGTCAAACTCAAGAGTAACAGAGTGGCTGATGTTGATGATGCAGTCAATCAATTAAAGGCTTTTATTGGTATTACCAAGACAGAGCCTGCTTTTATGAGTGTCAGCCTGAAATCAGATAAAAATGTCTTTACTGACAGGCATATCAAGATGAAAGTGTTGCTTGAGGATGGCAAAAGTGTATATGTAACAAATAACAGGGTTGAGAGTGAGGCAATACTCCACACAGGCACCAAGTACAGACTGCTTGATGTCAACAGACTGACTGACCACAAAGGCAATAGTTGGGTGGAGATGCTTATTAAAATCATTAAATAGGTGATACAATGACCGATGAACAGAAAGCAAAGCAGAGATTCTTTGCATCAGACAAGGAAATAACGAATTTCATTCCGCAGTGTGCAGTGTGCAAGAACGTTGACGGTATGAATTGCAAGGCATTGAAAGGAAAGCGCCCGGAAAAGTATTATATTGACGAGCATCCCGAATATCAGAAATGCCCTCATTTCAAACTCAACAAAAATGCACATTTGGCTGAGGAATTTGAGAAAATGTCACAAAACAATAACTGATAGCACTCACAGTGGATTGTGGGTGCTATTTTTATGCTTAAAATTCATAGTTGATTGAGGCACTTTGCAATTTTGCAGGGTGCTTTTTTTCATATTCTCGGCAGAGATATAAAATGCAAACAATTTCACCTCTGATAAGTGATATAAACTGTCAGGCGCAGTGGAGTCACCACATATAAAAACAGAGCGCAAGGAGAAAGTATGGAATTTCTCAAAACGGTACTCGGGCAGGAACTTTTTGCTCAGGTCGAGGCAAAAATCAATGAGCATAATGCTGCAGAAAAAGACGAGAGCAAGCACATCAAGATTGCCAATCTCGGTGAAGGCGGTTATGTGAGCAAAGACAAGCACTCTGCTCTTGAAACTGAAAAGAACAGCATTCAGGAACAGTTGACGGCGGCTCAACAGCTTATTGATGATTACAAGAAATCATCCAAGAATGATGATGCGGCACAGCAGAAAATCACTGAATACGAGACCAAAGTCACTCAACTCACCACAGAGTTGGAGCAGGCAAAACTTGACTCAGCACTCAAGATTGCTTTGCTGCAGGCAAAGGCATCTGATGTTGACTATCTGATGTTCAAAATCAAAAAGGATGGCAAGGAGTTAAAACTTGATGACAAGGGCGAGGTTAAAGGTCTTGATGACATTATCTCCTCACTCAAGACTCAGTTGCCTGCACAGTTTGAGAGTGATTCAGCAGGCAGGAGAAAGATTTATGAGAATAATCTGCCCGGCTCCAATGACGATGACGAGGGTGAGCCTCAGACACTTGCTGAGGCAATTCAGCAGTCATATGAAAATAACGATTAAGAAAGGAATGACAGTATATGGCTATCACATTAAATGAAATGAAAGTCGGAATGTCTGACAAACTTGCTGCCAAGGTAGTTGAGTCTTTCATCAGACAGTCTGAAATCCTTGAACTTATGCCTTTTGACAACTGCGTATCTCCTGACGGAGGCGGTGGCTCAACTCTCACTTATGGCTATATTCAGGAAAAACTCCCCTCAACAACTGCTTTCAGAGCACTCAACACAGAATACACTGCTAATGAGGCGACTCTTGAAAAGAAAACAGTTGACCTTGCTATTTTCGGCGGCGCATTTGAGATCGACCGTGTTCTCAAATCTGCTGAGGGCAAGTACAACAATATGGCATTTCAGCTTGAACAGAAAATCAAGGCTGCAGTGTCCACTTTCCACAATGCAATGATTAACGGTGACTCTGCAAGCATTACCAATTCCTTTGATGGTCTTGACAAGATGCTTGTTGGTCAGTCCACTGAAATCGGCGCATCCTCGATTATTGACCTTTCCACGATGGCAAACATCAAGACCAATGCAGATGAGTTCTATGAGGCTCTCACAGCGCTCATCAATGACACCAATGCTGATGCAATTATGGTCAACAAGGGTCTCAAGACAAAGATTCAGACCGTTGCAAGAATCCTTGGCTACAAGACTGAATCTGAGGAGGCATTCGGCAGAAAGGTACTCAATATTGACGGTTGCCGCATTATTGACCTCAAGAACATTGCCACTGTATCAAGCGGTGCTGCAGTTGAGACTCCCATCATCGGCACCAAGACAAGAACAATCGGCGGCAGTTCCAAGACCGGTCTCACTGATATCTATTCAGTACATTTCAATGTTGATGACGGATTCCACGGTGTCACTCTTACAGGTGACAAGGGCATCAAGTCCTATTTGCCTGATTTTAACGCTCCCGGCGCTGTCAAAAAGGGTGAGGTTGAGATGGTTGCTGCAGTTGCGCTCAAGAATGTCAAGAGTGCAGGTGTACTCCGTAACATCAAGATTGCCTAATCTGAAAGGAGAGATATATTATGGCTGACAATAAGACATACATTGTTGAAACACCTATCCCCAATTATTGTGGCATCGGCGCCGCCGGAATTCAGTTTGCCAATGGTAAAGCTGAAATCAAAGGCGGTTGGGTAGCCGAATGGTACAAGGAAAGAGGCTACAAGGTGACAGAAAAGGGTGGCGCATTCAATGTCGATAAGGCAACAAAGAATGACCTCCTTGCCAATGCTGCTGAGAATGGCATTGACATCCCTGAGGGTGCAAAGGTTGATGACATCAGAGCAGCCATCAAAGCAGCACAAAAATAAATAAGAGAGGCGGTGCAACTCAATGATTTTATCTGTAATAGAGTTAAAATCCTATGTTGATGTGAAATCAATGACGGATACGCAGATTGAGGCTAAATTGAGAGGTCTTGAGAAAGCAATCCGCAATGAGACCAACAACAACTTTCAGAATCGTAAAAAGCGATTCACTGCACCATCAGATGATAAATCAATACTGTGTACCAATCCATATTTTGCTGTGGGAGATACCATTGAAATCTCCCAATCCATCAATGATGGTCTGTATGTCATTACCTCCATTGAAAATGACATAATGCTCCTTGACAAGCCGATATATCCGGCTGACTCAAATCTCATCACTAAGGTTGAGTATGATGATGATGTCAAGATGGGCGTTGTTGACATTGTGAGATGGGAGGACAAGATGAGAGATAAGATGGGAGTTGCATCAGAGACAATCTCAAGGCACTCTGTATCTTACTTCTCACAGGATGCAGCAAATACCCTTATGGGATATCCAAAGGCTCTCCTTGGCTTTTTAGAACCTTATTACAGGGCGAGGTTTTGAGTATGATAGGCGGCAATATTGATGCAATCATTCAGATAAAACATACAGGCTCCAAAAACGCCATAGGCGAGAGAGAATCCGCTTGGCTGAATGTCGGCAAAGTCAGAGGATGGCTTGATTATATGAGCGGTGAGGCAAAATACTCATCATTCAATGCCAAAGTGCAAGAATCAAGCCATCTTTTTATGTGTGATTATCAGGAGGATGTTGAAAAACTATACTTTTTGTTTGATGGTAATGATGATTATATCCTTGACAGTGAAAATTGCACAATCAGGACAAGGACAGGAGCCGATAGAGAGAATTTTGAGAGTGTAACAAGTGAGAATGCAAGAATGCTCATCAAAGGCGCTATCTATGACATAGTGCTGATTGATAATCCTATGGAATTAAATCAGCATTATGAGATTTATCTCAAAAGGGTTGGTCAGTAATGGCGAATGATATTAAATTTGTGAATAATTCTGCAAAGTGTAAAGAGGAAATAAAGCAGGCAGGGGTGAGGTGGCTATATCAGTGCTGCCAAATCCTCATAAAGCAGATTATTGACCTTTACAGAGCAGATACCGGGCAAACAAGAAATTCATTTGACTATATTGTTGATGAGGGTGAGTTGGAGGCAACTATCGGCTCACCTATGGAAAATGCAATATGGGAGGAATTTGGCACAGGTATCTTTGCAGAAAATGGAAACGGTCGCAAAACGCCTTGGACATACAAAGACCGCAAAGGCAAATGGTATAAAACTAATGGTAAAACAGGCACAAAAGCATTCCGGCGCAGTTTTGATGTCAGAAAAAAGCAAATGCAAGACCTTTTGGATGATGAGTTAGGAGGCTTGAAATGGTAGAGTGTTTTGGTGTTATTGATAAAATACTCACTGATAATGGCATCAACTATGAATTTCAAAGGCAAAACAAGAGAAAGACCTATCCCTACTGTGTAGGCAGTTATCAGGAGACAGGCAATTCTGTTGAGAGCGGATTGCAAGAGTTGATGTTCTATCTTGATTGTTATGCCACAGGCACTCGGCTTGAATTGGAGCAACTGAAAGAACAAATCAAGCAATTATTTATGGATTTTACCACAGTGACGGAATCAGGCACAGGGATTGCAATAAACTATGAGAACTCAATCCCAGTGCCTATTGATACATCTGATTATAAACACATTCAAATAAATCTTACTGTTAAAGAATGGAGCGTGAATGAATGAGCAAGACAGGAAAAAATGGCGTAACATCTGATACTGCTAAAAATATTCCTTTTGGTGCAGGCACTATCCACAAAGGATTAAAGTGTACTGAGGGCGTATGGAATTTTGCCAACTCGCTTGTAGGCGCAACATCCGGCGGCAGTCACTTGGTGATTACACCTGAATATACTGACATCAATATTGATGGGGTACACGTTCAGGTGAAAGGTCTCACCAAGAAAAAGACAGGAGAGACTGCAACTCTTGAGGTCAATTGGGCGGAACTGTCCGCAGATATCATCAAGGATGCAATCAATGGTGCAGTCAGCACTGATGATGCAGTGACAGGCTACACTCTCCTTGAAAGCAAGCCGGATATTGTTGAGGGCGATTATTGGGATAACATTGCATTTGTTGGCAAGACTCTTGACGGCAGAAATATCATTGTTATTCTTGACAATGCTCTTTGCACTAACGGTCTTGACCTCCAAGGTCAGGACAAGACTCAGGGTGTACTTACCACTACACACGAATGCTCGGCAGAGTTAAGTGATGATGGAGAGGTCGATTATGACACTCTGCCTTATCACATCTATTATCCTACTGCTGCAGCGCAGATCAATAACTAATCTGAGGAGGATTATATTATGAAATATGAAATGAGGACACTGAACGCAACTGACATATTCCCTATGTTAGACATTATTTCAAAAATCGGCTTGAGGAATATTAAGTCATTAGTTAATGATGGCACAATTGAGACAATTGTCGCAACTGCTAAGGCAGATGAAGATTCCAATGGAGCAAACAAGACCAAGAGAGATGCACTTGAAAGAGTCGGCATCTCTCTTTTCCTTGAATTAGGCGACATTGTCTGTGGCAACATTATGAAATGTCAGGATGAAATATTCAATTTCCTTGCAGCTCTCTGCAATGTTGATGGTGAGGAAATCAAGACCATCGGGATGGATGAATTTGCTGAACTCATCATCACATTTCTCAAAAAGGATGAGTTGGGGGATTTTATGAGGGTTGTCTCAAAATTTCTCAAATAGGTGATTTTGAGTTTATGGACTTGCTCTGTAAAAGGTACGCAAGTCCTTTTTCTTTTGTAGATATTGCAATCTCACAAGGAAGATTCTGTGTCTTTATTGAATTTCTGCAAGACAAAAATGAGGAGAGTATGGAGTGGCAGTATTATCTCCACAAAGTACACGATTCAAATGTCTCTTTTGAAAATTTCAGGGATAGAATACGCAACATCTCAAAAGCACCTAAAAAGATTGATTTTGTGGCAACAATAGAGCAATCGCAAGACATACTAAATGGCTTTAATCCTTATTCATAAAGGAGGAAAGCAATGGAGTTATTCAAACTCTTAGGCAAGATCGCTGTTGAAAATACTGATGCCAATAAAGCGATTGATGAAACTGTTGACAAGGCAAGCAATTCACAAAGCAAATTAGTCGATGGCTTAGGGAAATTCGGCAAAGTGATGGCTGCAGTCGGTGGTATTGCTGCCTCTGCTCTTGCAACAGGTGGCGCTGCAGTTGTCTCGCTCACAAAGAATGCTGTTGAGGCTTATGGCGACTATGAGCAACTTGTGGGTGGCTCTCAATTATTGTTTGGGGATGCCTATGATTTCATAGCAGACAAGGCTGCGAATGCATATAAGACTTTGCAGATGAGTCAGAGTGATTATCTGCAACAGGTCAACGGTTTTGCAGTAGGTCTCAAGACTGCATTGGGTGGCAATGAAAAGGCAGCAGCGCAACTTGCAGACCGAATCCTCACAGCTGAGGCTGATGTTGTCGCCGCAACAGGTAACTCCCAAGAGGCTGTGCAGAATGCCTTTAACGGCATAATGAAATCCAACTATACTATGTTGGATAACCTCCAACTCGGCATTAAACCTACTAAAGAGGGTATGCAGGAGGTTATTGACAAAGTAAATGAGTGGAATACTGCCAATGGCAATGCAACAAGTTATCAGATAGATAACCTTGCTGATTGTCAGTCAGCACTTGTTGACTACATTGAGATGCAAGGCTTAGCCGGATATGCGGCGAATGAGGCACTTGATACAATTCAAGGCTCGATGTCGTCAGCAAAGGCGGCTTGGCAGAATCTTGTTGTTGGAATGGCTGATGATACTCAGAACTTTGATTCACTGATGGATAACTTTGTCGATAGTGTGATGGCTGTCGGCAAAAACATCATTCCAAGAGTTGAGACAACGCTCTCCGGCGTTGGTAAACTGATAACAGGATTTGCAGAAAAATTGGCACCTCAAGTCATTGGGATGCTCCCCTCACTTGTTGAGGGTCTGTTGCCAAAGATACTTGATGCTGCAACAGCAATGGCGGATGCTATCTTGGGCATTTTGCCGGGAATAGTCTCCGCTTTGGTCGCAGTTGTGCCTCAACTCGTCAATGCAATAGCCACATTGATACCGCAACTTATCAATGTTGGTATGGACATTGTCATTGCATTGCTTGATGGTATTACACAGGTATTGCCTCAGATTGTTGTTTCAATTGTTGAGTTGATACCACAGATTATTGATGCTTTGCTCGGCTGTGTGCCTGACTTACTGAATGCAGCAATACAATTGCTTTTAGCGATTGTTGATGCAATTCCTGATATAGCGAGTGCGCTCTCCGCTGCACTGCCTCAAATCATCAATACCATAGTCACAACATTAGTGGCTGCAATTCCACAATTGATTACAGGAGCAATCCAATTGCTGATGGCAATCTGTGAGGCTATACCACAGGTATTGCCGCCTCTCATTGAGGCGTTACCTCAAATTATTGATGGAATTGTAACAGGTTTGCTTGCAGCTCAGGAAGTACTGCTTGACGGAGCATTGCAATTGCTGATGGCAATAGTTGATGCTATTCCTTTAATGCTTGATAAGTTGATGCCTCAACTTTCTGAGATAGTATCAACAATAGTATCAAGCCTCATTGCAAAACTGCCCACACTTATCCAAGGTTCCTTAGAATTATTCCTTGGCTTAGTGACAGGATTCTCACAGATGATTCCCTCATTAGTGGCAGCACTGCCCAAGGTTATCAGTGCCTTGATTTCAGGCTTGACCGCTCCTGTAAAAGGGCTATTCCAAGGATTATGGGATGGTATAAAGAGCATATTTGCTCCAATTGTCGGTTGGTTTGCTGACAAGTTCAATTCTGTCAAAGAGAAAATGACTGCACCTGTTGAAAAGGCAAAAGAGACAATCAAGGGCATTGTTGACAAGATTTCAGGCTTTTTCAGTGGAGCAAATTTCTCATTTCCTCACATAAAACTGCCACATTTCAGTGTATCACCAAGTGGATGGAAAGTCAGTGACTTATTACAAGGCTCTATCCCTAAGCTCGGCATCAGTTGGTATGCAAGAGCGATGGATAACGGTCTTATTATGGATAAGCCTACTATCTTTGGTGTCAATGGTGATGGAAATCTGATGGCAGGCGGTGAGGCAGGCAGTGAGACTGTTGTCGGCACTAACAGTTTGATGAATATGATTCAGGAGGCTGTCAACAATGCATTTGAGGGCAACACAAGACTGCTTGAGTTGATTCTTGCTGAATTGAAACAAATTGATAATACCTTTGCAGATAAACTCTGTGAGGCATTAAAATCACTTGGTATCGAGTGGGACGAAAGAGAATTGGCAAGGTTGGTGAGAAAGTATGCTTGACAAATTTTATTATCTAAACAATTTTGGTGAAAAAATCAATTTCGGTATGGATGGAATTTATGCCTGCTATAACGATTTACGGGATTATGAATGGAGTTACGAAAGTTCCAATAACATAATAACTGGATTTATACGGGGCATAAAAACAAAAAAATTGCCCGTGATTTTTTTATCCGAGTCGGGCGAGAAAACCCGTAAGTTGCGAAATAAGGCATATGAGATCGCCGAAAAGGATATTCTTGCCGGTAAAAAAGGTAAGTTGTATGTTAACGGTTATTACATGGAATGTTGGCTTTACGGAGCAAAAAACACTATGTATTTAAATAATGAAAGCTATTTGAAAACAGAATTCTCCGTTGTAACGGATAAGTCCGAATGGGTTAAATCCACTGCTCTTCCGTTTGAACCGATAACAAATGTTGTCGGCGATGCAGATGTTGATTTCGATTTTGATTATCCTATTGACTTTCAGGTGCAACCGGTTGCAACAAATACCTTAATTAACCCGTACGCCTTTCCTTGTCAATTCATTCTTAATATTTATGGGGCTTGCGAAAACCCAACTGTGGAAATAGGTGATTACACTTATTCATTTAACTGCATATTAAGTGAGGGCGAACGCCTCGAGGTTAACAGCTCAACACGGAAAATTTACAAGTATTCGGCAAATGGCAATAAAGAGAATTATTTTAATTGCCGAAATAAGCAAGCTTCTGTGTTTGAACCTATTCCAAGCGGTAACAAACAGATTCATTGGAATAACAAGTTTTCGTTTAATCTTGTCATCATTCAACAGCGGTCAGAACCTGAATGGAGTTATACCGTTGCAAGCGCAGCTGATGTTACCGATATTGAGGTGGTAAACAATAAATATTACTTACTTGATGCCAATGGTGAATATATTAGAGATAGTGCTAATGAACCTATCAGCGTACAAACGGCAGGTGATTAAGTATGGATTTTATAGTTGCAGATGCGAACAAAAAAGACTTGTGCTTCCTTGACGGCGGCACAAGTCTTGATTTTGATATTGGTTCGGAAGATGATTTTCAAATGTCTGTTCCGCTTACGGATTATGACGAAACCGTTCACACAAGCGGAAATATCTTATATTGTGTAGGCACTGAATATGGCGGCGTTATGGATGACCCTGAAATCAGCACCAAAGACAATAAAATCACGTTTACCGGCGATACATTTAGGGGAATGCTGAAAAAGAAATACATTGAACCGCCTGAAGGTGAAGATTACCGCATAATTAACGGTGAAGCAAACGAATGCATTCAATCGCTGATACAGACGGCATTTACAAGCACAATTTTCAGTGTGGCAAGCCTTGACACAGGTGCAGAAATTAAAAATTTTCAATTTGACCGTTATTGCTCATTGCTTGACGGCTTAACAAAAATGCTTGCATCAGTCAATCAACGGTTGATCATTAAAGCAATCAGGACGAAAGATGATTTTACAATTGAACTATCGTCAAAACCGATTGTTGATTATTCACAAGATATTGAATTTTCGCAAGACAACAATATCAATTTCAAAATCAAAAAAGTTACAAACAAATATAACTATATGATAGCACTTGGCAAAGGTGAACTTCACGAACGCCAAGTGCTGTATTTTTCATCTGCTGACGGCAATGTAACAAGTGTTTCGTCAATTCCCAAAGGCGAAAATGTTAAAGTATATTTTTATGACAATTCTTCAACAGAGAATTTAGAAGAAGATGCGATTAACAAATTTGCAGAAATAAATTCAAGCGATGAATATTCAATGACAATTAAAGGTGATGTTGAATTAGAACTCGGCGATATTGTCGGTGGTAGAGATTATATAACAGGTATGAGTATTGCACAACCTGTTACAAGAAAAATAGTCAAAATAAGCAACAGAAATCACAGTATTTCATACGAAATAGGGGGTGGAAGCAATGGCTAAAATAATAACCGCACATACGGGAACACCGCATATTACTTCAGATGATGCGGCAGCTTTGCATAAAGCAATTATCGGTGATAATGATTATTTGGTTGGGGATAACCCTGCCAAATTCAAGGCAACATTGCTTGACAATAATGTAATTCAACTTTCGGAAGGGGAAGTTGTAATTCAAGGAACACATGTGAGAATTCATGCAACTGATAAAGTAACAATCGCCGCAGGTCAAGCCGGATTAAACAGAATTGATATCATTGCGGTATGTTATTCAAAAACCGAAGCCGGTATTGAATCAGCAGAATTAAAAGTGCTTTCAGGCAAAGCAGCTGTTTCGCCAACTGCGCCAACAGTTACGCAAGCGGATATTCGCAATGGTGCATTGTATCACGAAATGCCGCTATTTACCGTCAGTATTAACGGCACAGCGATTGACAGCGTAACAATGGTATGTGAAACGGTGCAGTCATTGTCTGCGGCATTTAAGCAAATCGCAAACAATGCAAGCAGCATCGGAAAGCTTAATGAATATGGTACAGAAATTGAAAAAATGAAAAGTAATCAAATTTTGTGGTCAGGTGCTTTTTATATGAATGCTTCGCAAGTGGCGAATTTATCAGCGCCAATCAGCGAACAAACACACGGTATCATTTTAGTGTTCTCGGGATACGGAAGCGGTCATGTATACAACGATGATGTTCACTGCTTCATTTTCCCGAAGTACCTTTTAGGGCAAGGAAAGATGAATTGTAAATATCCATTATTTGGGGGACTTGCTTCGGTATTTGGGTTGAAAGGCTTATATATATCCGATTCAACAATAACAGGTCATGTAAATAATACAGCAGCCGGTCATGGTGTTTTGTCTTACAACAATTCTGCCTTTGTCCTTCGATATGTTATTGGTTTTTAAGGGGGGTTAATTTAATATGGGAAAAATAAATAATTATCCTGAATTGTCATCGGTTAATGGTGATGAAGTGCTTGTTGCCGAAACTTTTAATGGTACAAGAAGTGTGCGCATTAAAGCGTTAAACGGTTTTTTCGAAAAAACCGATAATTGGCGCAAAATTATTGATTATACAGTGCCATCTGATGTTGCCTTCGTCGAGTTTAAAGAAGATAAGGACGGTAATCCGTTTGAGCTTAAGAAGTGTAAGGTGATCTTGTCAATTCCCATTAGCAGTAGCCTTAGTACAGGCATGCAATATCCGACTATTGCATTTCGCGATGAGATAGTAGCCGATCCGGAAGATACCGAATCCAAATACTATGCAACTTCAATTATGCTGTCAAACAATGCTTCATATTCGACATATTCACCGACATGCGAAACGCTGATTTCTGCTATTTCAATTCCATTTTTTGAGTGCCATGCTTTCATGAACGCCGCAGGGTTAAATTCTTATGGTGCACAAGGTGATTATAGCAAAAAAAGCGCAGCTCAAAGTGCAAATACGGTATATGATAAAATGAATTATTTTAGATTTTGGGATGATAACGCTTCAGCGGCAAAACAAATTCCAAAGGGGACAATAATTAGAATGTGGGGTGTTGATTATGATTAAAGCAGTCATAAATGGTGAAGTTGTGGAAGTCGATGAAAAAAATATACCACAAACATCTTCAAGGCATAGGGAGGATGAGGAATGACTGAGTGGAATATAGTTACGGTTATTGTTGTCATTGTTGGGCTCATCGGCACGGTGGCAGCTCCACTGATGAAGAACACAAGAGCCATGACTCAATTAGGCGCTGAGATTAAGAATTTGATTTATCGTATCGAGATAAACGAAAAAGAAACGGACGAGCTCAAGGTCAAGGCTTCAAGCCGTCACAAACAGATTTTTGAACGCCTCGATGAGCAGGGCGAAAAAATCAACAACCATGAGGTCAGAATTTCTGCTCTTGAACATAAGGAGGATAAATAATGAAAATCAACTGGAAAGTAAGACTTAAAAGCGGCTCTTGGTGGCTTGGTATTATTTCCGCC